AATTCAATAGAGGTATTAATGCATCACAGTTTGATTTAAATTCTTTAGGCGGTGCAGGAACAGGTCTTTCTGGTAATTGTGCTAATAGAGGTCCAATATTTTTTTCTGCAAAAACAAATACAACTGGCGTTTATACAGTAAATGCTGGTATTAGTTCTTTATATGGAACCGGCTATGGAACGCCAACAATATCTGTAAGCACAAGCACATCAAGCTCTGGTACTTTAGTATCAAACAGTGGTACAGCAGGAATTACTGCATCAACAACTACATTTTTTACTGTTTTTGGTACAACTGCACATCAAGGGACAACGGCTCCTAATTTAAGATATAATAGTTTAAGTGGATCAGTTTCTGGTACTTGTTTAGCTACACAAGATGGTGGATCTGGTGGTGCAGGTGGTGTTGGTCAAGGATATAATCAATCTGCTGGACCGGGGCCAAGTGGCGGATCTGGATCTAATAATGCAGGATCTGGTGGAGCAGGAGGGGCTGGTGGAGCATTTGGTGCCGCTGGGTCAAGTGGATCAACAGGCGGTAATGGGAGTGGCACTAGTGTAAGTTTTCCAGCCACTGCACCTACAAACGGATCAAGTGGTAGTGCTGGTGGAGCATCAGGTAAATCAATACAAGGTGTTAGTAATGTAACAGAAAGTGGTAGCGGAACTAAAACTGGAGGTACAGCATAATGCCTTTTAATAAATTACAATTTCAAGCTGGTATAGTATCTGACATTACGCCTTTTAGCAATCAAGGTGGATATACGGATGGTGACAAGATTAGGTTTAGATTAGGATCACCAGAAAAGTTAGGTGGTTGGGAAAAGTATAGTTCTAATACATATTTAGGCAGCGCAAGAAGATTGCATAATTGGGTGGCCCTTGATGGCTCTGATTTTATGGGTATTGGTACACACCTTAAATATTATATTGAAGAGGGTCAGACGTTTAATGACATAACCCCTATTAGATCTATAACAGCTGCTGGAGATGTTACTTTTTCCGCTTCTGTAAGTGAAAATTTTGATTCTAATGGAGATGACGTAGATGATTCTACATTAATTACTGTTACAGACAATGCTCACGGTGCAAATGAAAATGATTTTGTGACCTTTTCTGGTGTTAATTCTGTTGGATTAGGATCAGGTGGCAATATAACACAAGATATTTTGCAATCAGAATTTCAAATTGTATCAATAATAAATTCAAACTCTTATAAAATAACAGCAAGCGTTGTTGCTACTTCTGATGATGATGAAACTGGTGGATCAAGTATTGTTGCAAGATATCAGGTAAATGTAGGACTTGACAATACTATTGGTGGTACTGGATGGGGTGCCGGTCTTTGGAATGGAACAACCAATGCGGCAGTAAATACAACTTTAAATGGAGCTATAAACAATTCTACAACCACTGTTGTTGTAACTGACTCTAGTCCTGTAGGTCCAGCAGGAGCTGCTCATCAAATAGTAGTAAATGATATAATAGTAATTGAAAATGAGCTGATGTTAGTTACAAATGTTGCAACTAACACCTTAACAGTAGTTAGGGCTTACGCTGGAAAAGGTGCAAGCACAAATGTTAATACAGCAGCACATGGTGGATCAAACGACACATTAACTCAAGCTGATGGAACAACAATAACAGTAAATTCTGTAACATCAAATGTTGTTACAGATGCAGTTGCGCATTCTAATTCAGTTAGTGTTTTTCTTGCGGGAAATTCAACTGATGGAACTGCTGGTAATGCAAGTGCAGACAATGATTTCGTTGGGTGGGGTTCCGCTGCTTCTGTTAGGGTTTCTGGTGCGCAAATAAGATTGTGGTCACATGATAATTTTGGTGAAGATTTATTAATAAACCCAAGAGATGGTGGTATATTTTATTGGGATAAATCTGATGGTGTAACAAACAGAGCTGAAGAATTAAGTGCTACAGATACCTTTTCTAGTGGGCAAACTAGTGTACCTCAAGTAGCAAAACAGGTATTAGTTTCAGACCAAGACAGGCATATCATATGTTTTGGTTGTGATGGCATTGGAGCCAATCCTACAGAACCAAAAGGTGATGGCATTCAAGATCCTTTATTGATACGCTTTTCTTCACAAGAAAATCCTGTAGATTTTTTTCCTACTGATATTAATACTGCTGGAGATTTAAGAATAGGTGGAGGTTCTACATTTATGCAAGCTGTAGAAACAAAAGAACAAATACTTGTTTTTACAAATAAAAGCCTTCACTCCATGAGGTTTACCGGACCACCATTTACTTTCGGTATAAAAGAGTTATCAAAAAACATCACAATTATGAGTCCTTTTTCAGCTATAGCCGTAGACGATAGTGTTTACTGGATGGGAATAGACACATTTTATGTATATAATGGTGCAACACAGCAATTACCTTGTGCTGTTAAAGATAAAGTATTTTTAGATTTAAACCTTGAAGAAAGAGACAAGGTTCATGTAGGTGTTAATACAGAATTTAGTGAGATTTGGTGGTTTTATCCATCTAAAACTGGGAATAATAATACTAACAGAGAAATAGATAAGTATGTTATTTATAATTATTTAGAAAATATTTGGTATTTTGGAACTTTAGCAAGACAAGCGTGGATTGATAGAGGCATAAGAAACTTGCCTATGGCAACAGGTGGTCAGAATCTATTTAATCATGAAACTGGATTTGATGACGATGGTGCTGCAATGACTTCTTTTGTTGAATCTGCACCTATGTCTTTAGGAAATGCAGATAGGTTTTCTTCTATAAATTCAATAATACCTGATGTAAATTTTCAAGGCTCAACTGCAATTAATCCAAAAGTTGATTTTACTGTAAAAGCAAGAACTCATAGTGGATCAGGATTCACACAAACTGATGATAGCAATACAGCACAAAGATCAACAACGTCTCCTGTTGAGGTTTTTACTAATAAATTAGATGTTAGGATAAGGGGGCGGACATTTGCTCTCCGTGTAGAAGACACAGGGGATACGTTGGGAACTAAATTTAAATTAGGATCGCCTCAAGTTAACATAATACAAGATGGAAGAAGATAATGTTAGTAGTAAGTTTACCTCAGTATGTACAAGGGCTTACAAGTGCAAAAATAGACCTTACTGGCACTTCGCAGGTTACTTTATACACAGCGCCAAGTAATGCGGACTCAAACGCATCTGTAATTAATTCATTATTAGTGGTAAATGATTCTGGAAGCGCATCTACAATAACTGTTACCGTTACAGGAGATGGTTTAAATTCTTCTGGCGCTCAAACAAATCACGAGTTTACTTTATTTCAAACACAAACAATAAATGCAAATACTACAACAGAATTGTTAACAAATGATTATATACTAAAAGGCGGAGAAGTTTTAAAAGTTACTGCAGGTCATGTAGATAGATTACATGTTATTGCTAGTATACAAGAATTTGCTATAGTAAGAACACCACAGAGTGCTTTATAATGACAGCTTTTATGTTGGCATGCTATCTTGGTGGTGTGACACAGGGAGCTATATATTTTAAATCAGTTAATGATTGTATATATTATACTAAGTATTTAAATGAACAGCAGTATAAAAACGATACAGGACAGACTATAACATATGAATGTATATGCAAACTTGTACCGCAGGTTAATGAAAAGAAAGTGAGGGTATATTAATGTTACAGGCGTTGATAGGACCAGTTACAGGATTATTAGATAAATTTATACCTGATGCAGATCAAAAGGCCAAATTGGCTCACGAGATAGCTACCATGTCTGAAAAACATGCTCAGGAGGCTTTGCTTGCTCAGTTAGAGATTAATAAAGCAGAGGCTGCAAGTGGCTCTATATTTAAAGGCGGATGGCGCCCAGCTGTTGGGTGGGTCTGTGCGATTGCTTTTGCCTATCATTTTATCTTAAAAGATTTAATTATATTTGGTGCAAGTTTTGCTGGTGCAGAATTACCAGAACTGCCGGAATTTGATATGGGTACACTTTTAACTGTTCTCGGCGGCATGCTTGGCATCGGAGGACTTAGGACATATGAAAAGCAAAAGGGTCTTACAAAATGAGTTTATATAGAAATATACAAGCTAAGAGAAGAAGAATAAAAGCTGGTAGTGGCGAGAAGATGCGTAAAGCAGGATCTAAAGGAGCGCCTACTAAGAAAAACTTTGCAAGAGCAAAGCAGACTGTTAAGAAAAAATAATGTCAGATAGACTTTTTAGGATAAGAAGAAAGATGGCTAAAAAAAGAGACCCTAAAGTTGGAACAGGAAAAAAACCAAAAGGTTCTGGTAGACGCTTATACACAGATGAGAACCCAAAAGACACAGTTGGTATTAAGTTTGCCACAGAAGCAGACGCCAGAGCTACGGTTGCAAAGGTTAAAAGAGTCAGTAAACCATTTGCGAGAAAGATACAGATCCTTACAGTTGGTGAGCAAAGAGCAAAGGTGATGGGTAAGAATAAAGTAGCTGGTATATTTAAAAGAGGCAAAGAAAGCATAAGGAAAGCAAATAAAAAGTAAAACTTTACGTAAAGTTTTGGAGGTAGATATGGATATAAATAAATTAAGACAAGAATTAGAAGCAGATGAGGGAAAAGTACATGCAATATACTTGGATCACCTTAACCTGCCTACTTTTGGGATTGGTCATTTGGTGCTTGATTCTGATCCAGAGTATGGACAACCTGTAGGCACGCCTGTCAGCGAAGAGCGTGTAAATAGCTGTTTTGACAGCGATATTCAAGGGACTATAACCGATTGTAAAAATTTATTTGATAATTTTGATGACTTGCCAGAAGAGGCACAATTAATTTTATCTAATATGATGTACAATTTGGGGTACACAAGACTAAGTAAATTTAGTAAACTTAGAGCAAGTATATCAATTATGGATTTTACTGAGAGTGCAAATCAGATGTATGACTCGAAATGGAGAACACAAGTGCCTAACAGAGCAGAGCGTTTAATTAATAGAATGAAAGCATTAGGAGCGTAATATGTTATCAGCAATACTTAGTTTAGCAGCACCGGCAATACTTGGACCAGCAGGTTTAAGTATGGTTGCGAATCCTATGATTGCAAGTGCAATAGGTGGAGGTGTAGGAAAATTATTAGAAGGCGGTAGTCAACAAGATGCATTACAAGCTGCTGCTTTAGGTGGATTAGGTAGTTTTCTTGGTGGAAAGTTTGGTGGTGGCTCTTCTGCTTTTGGTGCAGATCCTACCCTTGGAGCTTCAGAGCTTGCTGGAGGCGCAACTAATGTAATACCCGGACCGGGAGGTGTTGGTAATATGAGTTATGCTGATTTGGTAGCTCAAACTGGCGGGCCTGCTACAGCAGGTGCCGGTGCTGGTATTGGTGCGGCTTTAACAAGACCAGAGGCTATAGGAGCTGGTATAGGCGCATCCTTAGCACCACCGCCTATGATGAAGCCAAAAGAAGAAGAAGAAATAGAAATGCCAAGAGGTATGCCTATTAAAAACACATCTATATTTCCTGAGATGGGTTATGATGCTGGTAAAATGGGTGAATTTAATTACAGAATACCTAGAAACTTTGCAGAAGGCGGAGAAGTAGAAAGCGATATAATGCCTATGGATGCAGGTATTGGTGGTATGATGAATGATGGCATGAATGACAAAGAATTAATAAGTAGCACTATTGACGTACTACAAGGAGAAATAATAGATAATGACAGACAAAGTGTAATATTAGCACAATTTGTAGCTCAGTTTGGTCAAGAAGCGTTACAAGATTTAATTAATAGAGTTGAATCTGGTGAAATACCAGCTATTCCTAGTGAGGGCGATGGTATGGTTAGCGGTGCAGGTGATGGCATGGCTGATATGATACCTGCCTCAATGGAAGGAGATCAAGATGTATTACTTTCTGATGGTGAGTTTGTTGTGCCTGCTGACGTTGTTAGTGGCATCGGAAACGGCTCCTCGGATGCAGGTGCTAATAAATTAGAAGATATGATGGATAGAGTTAGAGAACTAAGAACTGGTGGTAAGACACAACCACCTGCTATACCTGATGAGATGATGTTGCCTGCATGATATGCACAGCAGTGCCTCGTGAGGCAATAGACATAGTTTGGGGTGATGTTAGCAATATGCTTAACAAAGCCATAGTAACAAGCGCAGGTAAGTATCACATAGATGATATTTATCGACATTTAAATGAGGGATATTATAATCTTTGGTTAATTATAGATGATAAGAAAGATGAAAAAGTGATAGCAGCAATAACAACTAGAATAATAGAATATCCAAGCAAAAAGGCTATGGCTATGGATTGGATAGGCGGCAGAAGGATGATGGAGTGGTTGCCTATTGCTATGGAAAGATTAACAAGTTTTGCAAAAGATTGTGGTTGTAGCCATTTAGAGGGTTATGGAAGAAAAGCATGGTCTAAGATTTTAAAAAAATACAATTGGAATCCTGAATATATAGCATACAGAATGGAGATTAAAAATGGGTAAAGGTGGTGGATCAAGGCCTCAACAGCCTACTGAACAAAATATAGTACAAAGCTCGTTACCTAAATATTTTGAGCCATATGCTATAGACATGATGAAAAGAGCTGAAGCAGAGTCTAAAAGGGAATACACTCCGTATGAGGGGCAAAGACTAGCAGATGAAAATACTGATACTGCAAGATCTAGGGAAATAGCAAGGTCTGTTGCAGAAGGTGGTATACCGGGGCTTGGTCAAGCAACATCTGGAACAATGGCTGGTATGGGAAGAGCGCTAGAGGGAATTGGATTTCAGTCCCAAGATTTTGATTCTGCACAAGCACAAAAGTATATGTCACCTTATATACAAAATGTATTAGATGTACAAAAACAACAGGCAATATTAGATTTCAATAGAGGTCAAGCTGGTAGAGATGCATCTGCAGTGCAAGCAGGGGCATTTGGAGGATCTAGATCAGCAGTTGCAAATGCGTTAGCTGGGCAAGGATTACAAAGACAACTAGGTGAAATACAAGCCATAGGTCAGCAAAAGGCTTTTGAGCAAGCGCAACAACAATTTGGAGCAGACAGAGATGCA